GACCTGCCTCGTGGTTGGCTGCCCGTTCGTGGTCAGGTAATCAGCGGTGTACTGGTGTACATCGAACCCGGTAAGGATCTCGTGCTTCGCAGTCTCATCCTGTGCCAGGTGCGCCGCGACGCGGAACTCTAGCTGGGCGAAGTCAAACTCGATTAGCTGACCCTCGGGAAAGCGGGACACAAATGCTTTCTTCACAGGGAAGGTGCCCGCTCTCGGCATGTTCTGTAAATTGGGGCTCGATGACGATAGCCTGCCGGTCGCTGTGCGGCACTGGTTGAACTCCGCGTAAAGATAGCCGTCGAGCATGCGTTTGTGGATGCCCTCGACAAAACTACTTAGATAAGTGTCGAGTGCACCGAGCCTCTCTACCTTTTTGATAAAGGACAACGCCTCCTCAAACTTCATGTTTGGGCGCGCCTGCATCACGCTCTCTAGCTGTCGGGCTAAGGATTGCAGGCGGTTTTTGTCCGTGCTGAACCCGCCGGCGGTGGCCCACTGGCTGTTGGGCGGGTTGATTTTAAACCCTGCCAGTGTCGGGGTCGCTTGGTAGCGGGTGCCTACGCCGCCGCACTCTGCGCACGTCTGCCCTCGCTTGTACTTTGTGCCGTCCTTGCGGGTCTTAAATACCTTGCCGGTCCCATCACAAGCCGTGCAGTGGACTGCGAACGTGCGATACACCGGCTCGCATTGCTTGCGCAGGTATTGTTTGTACTTGCTCTCCGACATCTTGGGGCGAAACGGCCTATCTAATTGAAAAAACCTGGCGTGCTCCTGCTTAGACTTGGGCCGCCGGCTATACAGGATCTGACTTAGCTGCTCGGGTGACGCTAGGTTGTACGGCATGTCGCCCATGACATGGCTGACGATCTCGCGCAGGTCTTGTTCGAGCACGGCCTTCTCTTCGCGGAACTCGCGCTCGACCCGCAGCAATGTGCCTGCGTCAATTCGCATTCCTGCGTAGCACATTTCCGCGAGACACATCGTGAATTTACATGTAAGCAGAAGCGTCCTGTGCAGGGGTTCACCCATATAGTCAGCTAGTTGCGCAAGGTACAGGTCCGTTGTAGCGCGCAGGTCTTGCTTGCCATATTCCTCGACAACTTCCCAGGGCATGGCCTCGTAACCAACGCCCTTGTTGAAATACTCCTTGGTAGCGTCGGACTTTTGTTCACTTAGATTACGCCTTTCACATGACGCGGCTAACGACATAGGCATGCGGCGGCCGCGCGCCAGCAGATACTCACCCACCATGGTGTCATGGATATCGCCATGGTAATCGATGCCGACCGCCCATATCCATTGCAGGTCGAACTGTGCATTGTGCATAACGAGCAGGCTGGCCTCTTCCTCTACCAGCCTTTTCACTTCATTAAACCCGTCAGGGTCGGCAGGCTTATTTAAGTGATTTACAGGGACATACCATATCTCTTTGGTATCTATGTCTTGTAGCCCCAGCGCGACCATCGAGTTATGCGGGTTCTGTGACCGGCCATCGACGGCCCTGCCGCCCAGGAACTCGACCATTGTTTCTACATCAAGAACAAACCTTCTAGTCATCGTACCTCCCTATGCGTCCATCAATGACGCAGTGTATCTGTCCGTGCCAGCCGCTAATTTTATTCTTCGCCACGTTGAGAACGCGCCTCGGGTCATTTTCCTGCGCGCCCTCGATCAGACCGTAGCGGCCTATCAATATCATAATGTCTGCCTCGGCGGCCTTGCCTGTCTTGCTACCTTCAAGCATCGCAAGGTTCAGGTTTGTGCGGCCCTCGGCATCAGCACTTAGCTGCGAGTAGCCCACCACCACAATGTCGTGACGCGTAGCCAGGTCACGGGTCCGGCGATATAATTCACGTAGTTTTTCATGCAGCGGCAGGGCGTCTGACTTGCCGACTGACACTTTGTCCAGCATGTCAATCACAAGGATATCCGGCCGGTGTTGCTTGATGTGTGCTTCCACGCCCTCAAGCCCAGCGTCATCAGGGATACGCCCTATCCATAGCCGGCCTAAATCAAATGGATTAAAGTCGCTGGCCTTAATCATGTCAACATCGAGTTGCTCTTGCGGCACGCCGTATGCGCTCGTGTAGTATCGCAGCGCCACGCGTGATGTCTTCTCCTCGTTGCACAGCACGTGAACACGGGCGCCCTGTTCAACCCAGCCACCAGGTGCCACCGCAAACGATGCGTGCGACGTGGTCTTGCCTGTCTCGGGCCTCGACCCTATCACGCAAAAGTGACCAGGCGATAGGCCAGGCACGCGCTCTCTTAAACTAGATAGATTAAATGCCCATCGCTCTTCGTGGTTTAGGGTCGATAGCAGAGCCTCCGGGTCCAGATCTTCCGCAACCATCGGCGATGTCTCGCCCGCCATGCCCGCGTCGTACATGTCCAGCAGCGCCCGCAGCGTGTCGATGCTGTTGGTGTGCCCTTCCATGAGCGCGAACCCGCTCTCGCCTATCTGGCGGCCAAGTTCGACGCGCGTCATGTCACGCAGGACATCCTCGACCATCTCGGGCGACATCGGTTCAACATCACGTAGTTTAGCCAGCAGCAGATCGTAGGCGTCGCGCTGTGACTTTGTCAGGCCCGGGTTCTTCGAGTGAAACCACACCTTGAGATCAGCCGGCGATATATCGTGGTCGAACTTCTCGTGCGCCTCACCTAACGCACGAACAATAGCGCGCGGCTCTTTCTCGAAGGCGTCCAAAGGTATGCGTGACAGGCGCGAGTAGACTTCCTTATCGCACAGCGCCCTGATTACTTGTATCAATAAATAACTCCCCTATCGCCTGCTCTTCCATGTCTTTGATATCGGACGATAACATTACGACGGTGCAGCGGTCAACAAAAGCAGACAGCCGCCGGTGTATAGCCACCGCCTTGTCTGTGGCATCCTTATCTAAACAAATAAACACCGCATCGAACTGGCTCGCGCGCATCAGGTGTTCCGTCGATAGGCTCGTGCCCAGAAGGGCCATAGAAGCCGCTGCGGGGCATGCCTGACAGGCCTTACGTGCAGACACGATATCCTCCACCAGAATAAGCCAGCGCCCGTCACCGACCACGACAGGGGCCTTACTGTCGCTGTACCGTAGCCACTTGGGCAAGTCGCCCCTCACCGTGCGCCCGATAGCGTCGACTGCGCGGCCTCGTGAATCACGTAGAATAAAAACGACGCGTCCTCGCAGCGGGTCGTATGCCACATCCTCGGGCGTGATCCCGTGCGCCTCACACAGACGCGTGACGTGCTCGTGGTGTGTGAACGGGGGCAACGGGCGTGCCGTGTGGGTCTGTGGCTGTTCACGTGAATAACGGTGACGCATATCGTCGGCAGTGAGGGCGGTCATCTTACGCCCGCGCAACCCGCACGATGCGGCGTAGCAATTGTAAACTAATGAAGTAGATAAACGTGTAGCACTAAATGTAGAAGGGCGGTGACACGCCGGACACCGCCCTCGATACGTCTCGCCAATAGCGAGGTCTAGAAGTTTTAGATCCACTGGCTGTCAGCGTCGACGCGTGGCTTGCTGTTATAGCGCAGCTTCGCCTGTGTCTCGGCAGCGCGGCGCCCGCCTTCCCAGCCCTGTGCGTGACCTCGATTGAAGCCCAGCCAGAACGCGACGGCAGAGGCGCAACCTATTGCGCCCACCACCAGCACGCTTAACACGAACTCCACCGCCATCAGTCAGCCTCTTTTTGCTGTGCGCAATACTCGCGCTGGAAATCAATCACAGCCTGGAGCGCCCTCGCGCTGTCGGTGACCTGCTCCTCGACATATGCAAGGGCAGTGTGCGTGGAGGGTTCAAGGTCGCGTTCTTGATCTTCCTCAATCGACTGCTGTGCGGTCCTTATCAGCCTCATCACATAGGTAAAGTCGGTGTTCAACATCGCCTTAACCATCCTCGCAAAGGCATCGTTGCCCTCGGTTTGCGTGTTATCTGTCATCTGCGTGTACCTCCTACACTCGGGTGAAGCAGGGCGAGCAAGCGCCCGCCCCGCTGTTTAAGTAATTAAATGATGCGCCAGACTTGGTAGTAAGTCAAGCCGTCCGACGTGTTACGCTTGCGAACCGTGATCTTCTTGTTCGCCTGGTAAAACGCGTTGCGCAGGCTCTCGGACTCTTGAAAGGTGTGAACCCGGACGCTATCACCAACGCGCATCACGTTGACGAACGCGGTCCATTTGCCAGGCTTGCGTGGCGTGAACAGGGGCGCGTCCTTCACGACGCTGTAAAAGAAATCTTCGGGCTGTTGGTTCTGCATGCTGTACCTCCTCGGGTGTTGTGCAGATTGCGGGGGCAGCAGGATTGCCGCCCCCGGTCGTGTGTTAGGCTGCGAGGGCTAAC